TAAACTATCAAGTTGTAGGAATCCCATGAGTTTCTCAACCAAATCATATATCTTGGCAAGTAAGAACTTTCTTGCTAGTCTTATAACTTGAGCGTATGCCCCTGATATTATTTGTGCTGTATCACTTACAAGTTTTTGAACGTCTCTTATCTCATCCATCACAGGATCTATGTAAGTATCTTGAAACTTTGTCAATCCTTGCGAGATTTCTATAAAAGATGCAAGAGATCTTGACAGTTCACTCATAAACCCTTCTTTTCCCTTACATTTGTTTGCCCTTCTTACTGTTATCTGTTGTTCATTTATGTAGTATTGTTTAGTTAAATCTTCATTAAATTTGCTATTTTCATTAGGTAAACCATTACTAACACCGGGATTTTCACCGTTTGTCTTTTGATTTAGAAGAGACCATGAAATACTAGGATTTGAAATAAGAGGTCTGAAATAAGAAGAGGAATCAGCACTTGAAAGGTATTTTTCAGTATTTGTAATGTTTTGACCTGAATGGCATCCCATAACTATGAAAGGCACCTGATGATCTTTATCAGCGTAAAAACCCCATACGGTCTCACCACCCTGCAGACACATTGTTGTGCCTGCATGTCCTTTACCTAATCCCATGCCGGGAGGCGTCATGACATGTGCCCATGGCAGATCTTTGTCAGGAACACCGGTCTTCTCATCACCTTCGGGAGGATGTCTACCTATTATTCTTACCTTTACTCGGTAACCGTATTCTTTATGAAATTCTCTCCATGCAGCATCAGTTGTGACATGACCGAACCACCAGTCAAATCCGTCTTTGCCCGTAAAATCGACATCAATGTTAGATTCTAAAAATCCTGCCATTTAATCGTCGTAAATAAGACACTCTGGTTCGTCAGGATGCATATCACAGAATAGCTCTAATGCATTAGGGTCATGATGATCCCCCGCCTCTATTTCTTCCTTGTGATGATCCATATACTCTTCCAATTCATGCAATTCTTCCTTTGCATGCCTTCTAGCAGCAGGACTTGCGATGGGGTCAGATATGACCTCTTTGTCATATGCTATGTGATCTTCGATACTTTTCATTTTGTTTCTGAGTAAGAGTCTCTAACTAATTTCAATCCGGTGAAATCACCTTCAGAAAGAAACTGATGAGACAGTGATTTGATCATATAGAAACCGGAAGCAGGATTTACGTTCCCACTGTTAGGTTTATCTATATTTATTCTAGGAAATTCAACCTCTATTACGGTTCCCGCCTGTAATCTCAGGTTCAAAGGAACTGTAATAGTCAGCACTTCTGAAAAAAGTGCTGCATATCTTGAATGTATCCTTGCTCTATATTTTACCTGTTCTTGATTAGTTTTGCCATCTTTTATGTTGTCTTTGTCGTATTTCTCTCCTTTATCAAAGGTTCTGCTATCTATAATATCACATCTATATCTTGACTCTAAGAGAAATTCTTCTGGATTATGAGTTACCTCATTTGCCATCACACTTGCTTTTTCGCCCGATTGTATTTGAGATTTTGGTTTGAACTCATGTTTTGCTGAAGGATCTCTAATAGCAACTGTATGTGCCTCGTCAATGACATCAATAAATGTGTGATAAGAAGCATATTGACCTTTACTGAGTTTATCAAGTAATGCATGATCTTTAGACCATGTAGGTCTGCTTGCTATTCTGTAATTACTTCTTTCATCTAGTGCATCTAAGGTACTTGATTGAAAATACTTTTCTATTTGATCTTTAGCATCAATTGCCTTTTTAAAGATATTATCTACACTCTTGAAAAAATATCCTGAGAGTGTTTCCCAAAAGAAAAACCCACCACTTCCAGAGTTTGAAGTATCTTTACCAGTGTCACCCTCAATCGCAGGAATTGAATGTGATGCCAACCAGACACAAGTGTTCAAGGGTCTCTTATAATTTCCCATGAATTGAATTGGATATTTTGGTGTCTCAAGATCACCTGAGATTCTATCATCAGGTATTCCTAGTGTTTGTAAGAATTTTTTTATAAGTTTATCTGCTTTATCATCATACTTTTGAACCAATCTAACAAAATTATTGTATATAATACCTCCAGTCTCTAATTCAAGAGTAAAAACTTCTTTCTTCTCAGTGCTTCCTGTGTTAACGATGTTAGTGATAAACAGAGGATACTTAGTAAAATCTATATTTCCTGTTGGGGTTTCTATGAGAAGTTGACACCTTGATCCGCTTCTGATGGGAACATGTTCCTTTTTACCAAATGTATCAAATATAGTTAAGTTGATATGCATTGAGGGATCTGCTATGTCTTCATATATCTGAATAGGTCCCACAAGAGTTTTCAATTCATGACCTACACTACCATCAGGAGTGAAGACAGTGACCGATACTATTTTACTTCCTCTTGAATATAATGCCATTACACAGTTAGATTATTGAAAGCATGTATGCTATTTAGAGTTCCATTATAAGCGATTGTTGAACTATTACCTGAATTAAAACTTATGCTTTTGTTTTTTGTGACACTCGGTCCTAACTTCTTGTTTATTACTCTTGGACTTGGACCACCACTTTTGAAATTGAAATTATTATTGAAATTTTTATTTGTTGATGGTCTTTGTAATCTGTTTCTAATTACATTACCTACTCCCTGCTTTCGTAGCACCTGATCCATAAATTTTAATGCTTTACTTCTACTGCTCAATCCTTTAGTGCTGAAATCTACACCAGATTCCACCGCCTCCATACCTTCCATTATACGCTCTATCAATTCCTTTTTTTCTGCCTGCTCTCGAAGTCTTTTTTCAAGATTCAGTATGTCTTCCAATTCTACTTTTCTATCTTTCCCAACTTTTTTTCTTACGAAATTGAGGACTCTTCTCTGTATCTCTCTCAACCCAAATTTTTTGAGAAATGATGCCAATCCTATTTTTTTCGCCAATGGTACGAGACCTAATCCTCCTGTTTTTATGACAACTACTGTTCCTAACACACCTAAACCTAACCCAATAGAACCCACTTGAATACCCCTCATATAAGCAGCGTCTATAAGTGCTTGAGACCCTCCGTTACCTCTAGGTACTATTGGATTTATTAAGTTTCCATTATCATCACGACCTGAAGTTCTAAGGATAAACCTAAGAGTTCTATCATCGTATCTACCGAATTTATCTAATGCACTATTAAAATAATCAAGTGATTCAGTAAATTCTGTTCTCCTATCCAATCTCAAATTTTGTGTTTTTTCTAATTCTCTTCTTCTAAATAACGCACTATTGACTCCTGTAGCACGATCAGCAATACCAGAACCTAAAGAAGAACCAATGAATCCACCTATCAAAGCACCAATTACAGGTATAGGAATCAACGCTTGTCCTATTGCAGCACCTGCAATACCACCCGCTAAACCACCACCAGTTCCTACTATTGCCTGTAGATTTGTTTGACCAGAACTCTTTCTACTAGCAAAATCGAAACCAGCTAAAAGTGTGTTCGCAACTACATTTCCTTTTCCTATTCCTTTCAAATTCAATTTACCACGTAGACCAGACAATCTAGTTGGTTTTACTCGGTTGAATTTGACAATATTATTTGATGCGACATTAGGTTTACCTTTTACAAATCCGAATCCACCACCAAGTAAACTCAATATACCGGCACCTGATGACACACCCTCAGTGATTTGGTCTCCCCTTCTCTGTTCCTTGAAACTTTCTCCTATACTTCTAAGGGAAAAAATACGTTTCTCAGATAATTTCTTTTTTTGATCTAATAGTTTTGTTTGATTTCTTATATCATTAAGAAATGACGCTCTTATAGATTGTCTAAGAACATTCGATGTCTGTATAATATTAGGTTTTCTGTTAAGTAGAGTGTTTGTATTCATGATAATAATGTAGATCCGTCATATTCTAAGATAAATGCTATCTTACTATTACTCGCATATTCCGGATTTATAAAAACCTCAGATGTTCCGGGAGCAACTCCCGATGAGAAATCTGGTACAAACGCTTGATCATTATCTTCATTATTATCTAAAAGGTTCAATATTCTCAGAACATCGTTCGCAGTTTCAGGATCATTCTCCTTCAATAATTTTAGTTCGTTTTGAAAGTCTTCACTGTCCTGTAATTCTTGAAGTGCTTTTAAGGTTTGTACTTCTACTTTTGATAAATTCTCAATATCAGTATTAGAACCTAGTTCTGTATCATCTTTTGTTTCATTAGTATCTAATAGATCATCAGATCCATCTCTATTGAATATATTGCTTACGAAGTCTTTTGGTCCGGGTGGTAACTTTACCTCTTCTTCAGTTTCTTGTAAGATTTGTGTCTGATTTGGTAATTTTTTATTGAGTGTATTAGTCATTATATCATCAAATCTTTTAGTTGTATTTCTGAATCTTCTTACGTCATTCACTGTAAGAATGTTAGGTAATGCTTCTCTTTTCTGCAATTCAAATCTTCTCTGGTCTGAATCACCTTGACTTCCAAGGGCAGCACCGGCACTAAGTAATCCACCACCTAATAGTAATTGTGGTAATAGATTCGCTTTTCCACTACCCATACCCCTAGTGACGACGCTACCTCTGCCACTCAATAAGAGTCTTGCCATCACAACAGTGCTTACAACTTTTATAATCTCAGGTAAAAATGCTGTCACTGCTAACCCTGCATTCTCAAATCCTTTTTCTGTATCTCCCTCCAAAAATGCCTTGCCGGATATGATCGCTGCAAAAGCACCAAATTTTCTCCTAAAATCTCTGAATGATGCTGCAAGACCAGTAACCTTTTTTTCTTCCTCTTCTAGTAATTCTTTCTCTTTATCTGCTAGTTCTTGTTTTTTCCTTGCTGTTAGTCTTACCTCTTCTGCAATAGATTTCAGATTATTATTGACTATCTCTAATTCTAATAAAAGACTTCCAAGTGCCTTGGTGTCACTTTTTTGAAGACCCTTCTCAGGATCCATTTTACCTGTCAAACGATCAAATGCAGTTGACATTCTTTTAGATAATGCCCTGACTCCAGAAAATTTAGGTTTATTGACTTGATTTTGCTCTTGATTATTACTTACCGGAATCATTGGAGTATTAGAACGCACCAAACTTTGAGGGAGCATCATACCCGCTTGCATTATTAGTTTTTCGTTTGGTTCAGGCATTCCTTGCTTGCTCTGCTTCTAAATTTTTCTTATCAATGTAATTATGAAGCATTTTTAGATATGTTTGCTTCTCCCACGGTATCATATTTTCCACTTCACTAATGCTCCAGTTATGATACTGTACTAAAGCAAACATGTTCTCCATATAATTTGATAGAGACTCATGATACATCATTATGCGAAAAAATTTGATAAACCCTCAATTACAACATCATTATCCTTTTTAGTGTTTGGATTTTTCACAGTTGTCCTATACGATAATTTAGGCATAGTCGAGAAGAAATTTTCTATCTTTTGAAACTGACTTGAACTCAACTGTCCAATAAAGTCTAATAATTCTTTTTTGGAGCAATCTGAGCTAGTCCATGCTTCTTCCTTATTATAAATTTGTTCAATACAATCAACGACATTATCAAATGCTTTATCTAGCACTTCATTATCCTTTATAGTCGATGTTATAAAATTACCTTCAATAAATTGAGTCAAAGACGGATACTTCAATTTTAGGAATAAATTATCTCCTAAATCGACGGTATCACTATGATCATCAGGCACATCTAAGATTATGTCTGACATTTGTATGGTCAAAGGCACTGTTGTCTTACCATCATCTTGACACGTAACAACCAAATCAACTGACTCACCCACTGATTTACCTCTTATATTGAGAAATAAGTATTCTAAATCAAAACTAGGCAAATCTTCTATTTTGATACCACGAGTGAGAATACACGCCTTCAATACACTTTTTAGTGTGTTATGAATCGTTTTTTCATCACCACTTTCGAGTGCCACAAGCAAAGATTTCTCTTCCTTGACTAAAAATGGGCGAAATTTTACTTTTTTATTGGTTGAAATAAGATCTAATTCAAATACCGGTGTAGAAACCTTTGGTAACGGCATAATTTTTAATTCAGTATATTATATAGCACTCATAAATGGACTTATTAATTTTCGTGCCTTTTCTCTCAGAAGTTGGTCAGTATCATTTGTTCTCGCTGCTCGATTTATTGTAAAATAATCATATTTGAATGTCACAGTTGTCTTGACAAGTTCTGCCTTACCATACGCCAATGGAGTGGCGATAATACTTGAAGGAAAGCAATTCTTCATATAATATGTGATGAAATTTGGAGTTCTCTTTCTAACTCCTTGTTCCTCACTCAATCTTGAATCTGGAGTTAGAAAATCATGACTAAATGCTGTAATTTCCATCTCACACTTATATGATCTTGGATATTTTAGTTTTTTATATGCATTATCTCTACCTCTTTGACGATCAATACTACCATGATTTTGACTTTCTATCTGTATGGGAGAGATGTATTCCAACCATGCATTGAAGACCTCTTGAGTAAAATAGTCTTTTTGGGCATAGAATGTAAGGTTGAAATCAGGATATCTCCTATAAACAGCATAATTCTGTGTAATACCCTGTCTCAATCCACTGACTGCTGCAGTTTGAATCTGTGAACCGGGTAAAACCGCTTCTGAGCAGAATAGTGCTAAATTGTCACCGGGTTCATTAATTACATCATTTGATGGTAGTACCACATGTTGCTTGATGAATTGCATGAGGGTTGGAGTTCCACCCGCAGTGTTGAAGTTGATATAAACGTCATAAAGATTGTTAAATGCAGGCACTGCATTATCAAAACCACCGAGATTATACAACTCCTCTGTTCTTAGGTAAAATCTATCTTTTGAAAAAACTCTTGGATTAGGCATCTAAATAGATGGACAGTATATACTATGTATGTCATATAAGGGGAAGTTCCGACCTTCCAACCCAAAAAAGTATAAAGGTGATCCTACTAAGGTGATATATCGCTCTTTATGGGAACTGAAATTCATGCGTTGGTGTGATGGTAACGTGAATATATTGAAATGGTCTAGTGAAGAGGTGGTAATACCATACAAGTCACCCATTGACAATCGATATCATAGGTATTTTCCAGACTTTTATGTCAAAATGAAGAGTTCTACTGGAAAAATAGAGGAAAGACTTATTGAAGTCAAACCACAAAAACAGGTCAAAGGTCCTACTATACAAAAAAGAAGAACTAAAAAATACGTTGCAGAGGTGTATGAATTTGCTAAAAACCAAGCAAAATGGCAAGCAGCAGAGTCATTCTGCAAAGATCGTAAATGGAA